GGGCGATCGCTGTGCGCGTGGACTGGCTTTCCGTTACTACGCGGTATCGCATATCATTCGTAAGCGTGAGTGAGACGGCCCGGTTCCTCGCGCAGCGCTCCGAGATGGGCTACGTCGACAACCCAGCTCGGGCGTTGAGCGGGGAGCCGGAGGCGGTCTCCGAGGACGAGCAGCTCGCGCTCACCGAGGCCTCCCGTCAGCGTGCGCTCGATGAGCGAATCCGCCGGCGGGAGGCCACCGCGGCGGACATCGAGAGAGAGCTTGACCATCTCGAAGGCCGCTGCCGATACCTGCGCCGACAGCTCAAGCGCCTGCAACGGTAGATGTTCTAAAAAAAGGTGTGCAAGAAGTGAACTTCGAGCGCTATCTTCGTCGCGAGCGCCGGGCCGAGGCGGACCGGGTTATCTGACGGAGCCGCGGGTCGGTGGTTCGACTCCACCCTTCGTAGCTCAGCGGTAGAGCAGCGGCCAAACCCGCCGCGATCCATGACCGGCGCTCACGACATGCAGCTCGCCGGCGGTCGCTTCCGTGCAACCCCCGCCGGCGGCTGCGCCTGCGCTAGTGTTGGAGGCGAGCGCCGGGCCGGACGGTTGGCGGGTTATCTTCTGTCGAAAGAGATCCCAGGTTCGATTCCCGGTCGTCCCGAAAGGGGCGAGTGCATGGCGCACACTTCCCGTCTCCACACCCACGACCGGCGCTCTCATGGCGCGTAAGCACGGAACCGCCCGAACGTTCAATGCCCCGGATTCTCCGGTCTAGGGCGGCTGCGGGGTTCGACTCCCCGCCGCGCCATAACCCTCGACCTAGGGTGTACGCTTAGGCCGTCCCGGGACGGCACGCCCGCGAGGCTCCCGGCAGACGCCACCGTCTGTGACCGAGAGGGACGTGCCTTCAGCGACCCCCGGGACGATGTGCAGTGGGTTGGCGCAACTGAGGCGCAGGCACGTCTGCTCGACGCCGGGCTGTCCGCACCTGACGCCCTGTCCCGAGCACGGCCGGCCGGTCAACGCCTCGTGGACCCCCGATCGTGACTACGGCGCCCAAGAGCACTTCCGCAACGCCGTCTTCGCCCGCAGTCTCGGGCACTGCGAGCGCTGCGGCGAGCGGGCCACCGTGGCGCATCACGTCCGCCCCGGGTACGCGCCCGAGTGCGGGCTGGCGCTCTGCGACGCCTGCCACCAGGCCCTCGACGACAAGGCAAGGAGCACCCGCCGTGGATTTCGTCCGTTTCGTCGCGATCGCGCGTGATGTCGCGCTGATCGCCTTCGCGATCGTCTTCATCATCGACACGCTCTGATGGGCGCCGAAGCGATCAAGGACCCGGCCAAGCGGATCAACAACCACCCGCCCGCGCGCGGCGAATGGGTGGACCTCGAACCGCTCACGCTGCCGATCCTGCCCGCCTACCCGACGCACTGGTATCAGCGCGCCCTGCGCCCCTTCGTGGTCCCCAAATGGGTGTGGGACCTGTGGCGCTCGGACCCGGTCACGAGCCAGTGGTCGCCCGGCGACCTCGCGACGGCGCTCGAACTCGGCGAGCGCTACTACCGGCTCAAGGACGCCGACCGCCTGCGCATCCAGACCTACCTCGGGCTCAACGCGCGCGGCCGGCGCGAGCTGCGCTGGCGCAACGCCAGCGAGACCGTCTCAGCGGCCAAGGCCGACGCGCACGCCGCCGAGGTGCGCCGCCTGCGGATCATCCGCAAGGACCACGACCCTGCGTGAGCTACTCCGACGTGGTCATGGCGGACGCCCCGCTCGGCTACTGGCGCAGCAAGGCGCCCGGCGTCAACCAGGGCGACCAGGTCGCCGACAGCACGGGCAACGGCCACAACCTCTTCATCTGGCAGTCGCCGGCCGACGCCCCGTCGCTGATCTCCGGCAGCGCCGACCCGGCGATCAGCTACGACGCGGGCGAGAACTTTTGGGACGGCGGCGACCCGCCGCACCGGCTGCCCTTCAATCTCACGGCCGCGGTCTCGCTGTCGTTCTGGATGCGCCCGGCGCTCGCGCCGGTCAACGGCTCAACGAACCGCGACGTGGTCAAGAAGGGCGCCTTCTACGGCACCGAGCTGGCGCTGGTGGGCTCCGAGATCAAGCTCTTCGGCGTCATCACGACCGGCGCCAGCGTCGTCACCTACACGCTCACCCCGGCTGCCGTGCTGGCGCTCGGCAGCGTCTACCACGTCGGCTTCAGCTACGACTCGGTCACGGGCCAGATCAAGGCCTACCTGAACGGCGCGCTCGACTCGCAGAACGCCGTCGCGCCCGGAACGCTGCTCACCAACTCGGCGGGCGCGGCGTTCGTCATGGGCGCCTTCTCGGATGTCGCTCACGGCTACGTCGGCGACCTCGATGAGTGCGCGCTCTATGACCACGTGCTCGCGCCGGCGCGCTTTCTCGCCCACTACCAGGCCGGGGCGGGCGCGGTGAGCACGACCACGACCGCCTTCGAGGCCGAGCTGCTCGCCGGCGGCTTCGACGCCAAGCAGCGCGGGCTGATGGCCGGCCCCGCCTACAAGCTGCGCCGGATCTACCTCGACGGCGTCGCCGACCCGGCCGCGCACACGCTCGCCAAGACCAACCCGAAGCAGCTCAAGGCGCTGACCGATAACGGCAAGCTCGCGAGCTTCGACGCGATCACCGCACCGTAGGAGAGACATGGGCTCACTCGCCACCTTCAAGACCAACTACCTCGCGGGCACCGTCGTCCCCACCGGCGACCGTGAGCAGCTCGCCGGGCTCGTGCACGCGATCGACCGCATGGTCGCCGACGGCGCCACCGTCGCCGTCGCGCGCGCGAACGTCCCCGTCGACCGCGCCAGCCCGATCATCCACCGCGCGCAGCAGCGCTCGAACCCCTACCAGGGCACGCTCGCCGCCGACTTCCTCGCCCTCGACGCCGCCTAGGCCGCGCTGCGGTCGTCGCGCTCCCACTCGCGCTCGATGAACACGCACGACGCCTCCCACGCGCGCCACGTCTCGCCTTCGCGGCCGAGCTGGTCGCCGAAGCTGAGTTGCGCCGGCGGCAGGGCGCGCATGGCGCGCTGGGCGACGACTTCCGGGCAGACGACGAATTGCAGCGTGAAGAGCGCCAGCGGGATCTCGCGGCGGAAGGCCTCCCAGCAGCGATGCAGGCCGGCGTGATGACGGTCACAGAGCGCCACCAGCGACCACAGCTCGTCCTCGCGGTAGGAGGCGTGGTGGCGCTGATCGGTCGGCTCGTCGCAGATCGCGCAGCGGTAGAGCGCGAGGCCGGGCAGATGGATGCGGGTCATGCCCGCACCGTTGCGAATGCGCGTGGAGAGCGTCAAGGCCGCGAGGACGGATGACGACGTATGACGACGGTTGACCTCGTCCCCCGGAAACAGGCGGCCCTAGACCTCGGATGGAGTCTCAGCACGTTCGATCGGCGGGAGAAGGCTGGCGAGATCCCGGCCGTGCGGGACCGACACGGCCATGTCTTCGTCCGACAAGGCGTTATCGACGTGATCAAGCAAAACCCGCGCGCGCGGTTCCTTGATCTCAACTCACCCGACCCTGTGATCCGCGCCCTGAGCCAAAGCCTCCTACGCCCGAAGGTAGTGCGTCGGCGGCATCCAAACCTCAAGCAGCGTCCAGATCTCAACTAGCTTTGCCGTGGCGCGGTGAGGGATATCCCGGCATCTCAGGCGCGCACAAGCGGCACCGCAAGGCGCTGCCGTCGTACTGCGAGCGCTGCGGGCGGACGGACGGACGCCTAGACGCCGCGCTCCGGCCGGATGCGCCGGTCGAACACCTACTTGGTGATGTGCGACGTAAGCGGCACTACTCGCTGCGCACCGAGGACTACGAGCGGCTCTGTCGCTCGTGCCATCTCAAGCAGGACCGCAAGGGTAAGGCACCGTCGAAGGCGACGCAGCAGAAGGGCACGGCAGCGGCAGCGGCGGCGAGGCGAGGGCAACGGCTCACACCCAAGCACCGGGCGAGGATCGGCGCGGCCAACAAGGCGTATTGGGAGCACAAGCGTGCCTTGGCGGGGTGAATCGTATACGGGGGAAGTCCCCACGCTCGGCTACGAGATCGCGGCGTGGATACAGGCCTTCTGCGTCATCCCCGACCGCGATCAGCGCGGCGAGCCGTTCCGGCTGACCGACGAGCAACTGCGCTTCCTCTGCTACCTGTACGCGCTTGACGAGCGCGGCGCGTGGATGTTCTCGCGCGGCGCGCAGCTCGTGCGCCCGCAGAAGTGGGGCAAAGGCCCACTCGCGGCCGGCATCGTCTGCGCCGAGGCCGCGGGTCCCGTGCGCTTCGCGGGCTGGGACGCCGCCGGAGAGCCGGTCGGACAGCCGTGGGCGACGCCCCACATCCAGATTACGGCGTGCAGTGAGGACCAGACCGCGAACACGTGGCGCGCGCTGCAGCCGATGCTCGAACTCGGGCCGCTCGCGAAGTGGATTCCCGACTCGGGCATCACGCGGATCAACCTGCCGGGGGGCGGGCTGATCGAGCCGGTCACCGCCTCGGCGCGCTCACGGCTCGGCCAGCGCATCACGTGCGCGGTGCAGGACCAGACCGAGTCGTGGGTGCGCTCGAACAACGGCCACTGGCTCGCCGACAATCAGCGCCGCAACCTCGCCGGCATGGGCGGGCGCTTCGTCGAGACCTGCAACGCGCCCGACCCCGTCGAGCAGTCGGTCGCGACGCGCACGCCCGCCGAGCCGGGCGTCTTCATCGACGACACCGACGGCGGGCCGGGCTCGGTGCGCAACAAGGCCGAGCGGCGCAAGGTCATGCGGCGCGTCTACGGCGACTCGGTCAAGGAGCGCGGCGGGTGGATCGACCTCGACCGCATCGACGCCGAGATCGAGGCGCTGCTGGAGCACGACCCGGCGCAGGCCGAGCGCTTCTTCCTCAACCGCAAGATCGCCGCCGAGGGCGCCGCCTTCGACTTCGAGGCGTGGAAGCGCGGCGCCAAGCCGCACACGGTGCCGGCCAACGAGGTGGTCGCGCTCGGCACCGACGGCGCGCGCTTCAAGGACGCCCTGGCCGTGATCGCCACGCACGTGCGCACGGGCTACCAGTGGCCGGTGATCATCATCGAGCGCCCGCCTCACGCGCCCGAGGACTACGAGCACGACTTCGAGGCCGTCGACGCCGCCGTCTCGGAGGTCTTCGCGCGCTACGTCGTGTGGCGGCTGTACGCCGACGACCAGTACATCTCGCCGCTCGTCGAGCGCTGGCAGAACAAGTTCGGCGAGCGCCGCGTGGTCGTCTGGCACACCAACCGCCCGCGCCCGATCGCGTGGGCCGTGCGCGGCTATGAGGACGCGATCAGCGCCGGCGACGTGACGCACGACGGCAGCCCGGTCTTCGCCGCCCACGTCCGCCAGGCGCGCAAGCGGATGCTGACCGTGCTCGACGACGAGGAGCGCCCGATGCACACGATCGCCAAAGACTCCCACGACTCGCCGCGCAAGATCGACGCGGCGATGGCCGGCGTGCTCTCGTGGGAGGCGCGCTCGGACTGCATCGCGATGGGCGCGATCACGCTCGGCCCCGACCCGGCGCTGCCCAAGCCGCGCGAGCGCGATGAGTACCGGCCCGACCACGCGCCGGCGGCGTGGGCGCTCGCGATCGCCGGGAGCACCGACGCCGGACCGATGCCGAGCTGAGAGGGACACGATGACCGACGTACCGCAGGGAACGATCGCCGAGGTGCTCGATTGGGTGGGCGAGGACCCCGACCGCGCCGACCTCGCGCTGCAGGCCGAGTACCTCGGCCAGAACCGCTCGACGCTCATCACTCAACTGGAAGCCATCGCCGTCAAGGAGGCGACGCCTGTGACCGAGACAACGACCGACCCCGGCTACGACGAAGAGACCGGGCTGGCGCCCGGACCCGAGCCGCCGGAGGTCGCGCTCAACGCCGAGGACCCGGATACGACCGTGCTGCCGCCGGTCGTCGCCAACTCCGAGGTCGAGCTACCCGACGATGCGGGCCAGCTCCCCGAGGACGGCCTGCAGGTCGAGTGGATGACGGGCGCCGTCGCCCCGCACGGCTTCGTGCTCGTCATCAACGGGCAGGCGTTCACGTTCTCGCCCGAGCAGGTCGCGTCGCTGCGGGCGATCGTCAACTCGGCCGTGGCCGGCGTCTCACTCTGATGCCGACCGTCACCGAGACCCTGATCGACGGCTGGGCGCACTGCGGCGACGGCCGTTGCCCAGGCAACAAGCAGCAGGCCGTCAAGGCGGTCCGCACCGTCACCGAGTACAGCTACTTCGACTTCGGCGGCGACATCCCCGGCATCGAGCGCTCGACCGAACTCGTGCGCTTCAACGACCTCGCCGACGCGCAGTGCGAGCACTGCGGCGAGCCGCGCCACGTCTCCGATCAGGTGCGGCCGGTCTACCAGAACATCTCCGGCATCCCGCAGGACCGGCTGCTGCACGCCGGGCGCGACACCGAGCGCCTGCACGACCTGCAGCTCGCGGACGCGCGGCGCGAGGCCGAGATGGCGCAGATGCGGGCCACGATGGAGCGCCAGAACGCGCTCATCGAGCGCCTCGTCGCGCAGCAGGAACGCGGACCCGGCCGGCCGAAGCGGGCGCCGATCGAGTGACCTACCTGGCCGTCATCGCCATCGTCGAGCTGGCGCTGATCGCCTATCTCGTGTTCGAGCGTCGCAAGACGGGCGGCGACTTCATCGCGCTCGTCGACCGGCTCTGCCAGCGAATCCAGGCGCCCGGAGCCGCGGCGCTCGAACACGACGAGGCCGTGCGCGCGCGGCGCCATCCGGAGTACGCGCCGCCGGCGCTTGAACCCGAGGACGACGAGGCCTATTGGATGAGCCGCGAGAAGCTCGCCGAGGCGATGATGGAGGCCGAGCGCGTTGAGCGCGCAGGCTGACTACAAGCCCGAGGCGCCACGGCTGCCATCGCTGGTGCCGCCGAAGGTCGAGCGCCAGATGCGCCGCGGGCGCGAGGTGATGAAGCGCGACGCCGCCAAGCGGCGCCTGTGCATGCGCTTCACGCGCGGCGACACGTTCTGGTGGATCGACGAGCGCTCACGCTTGAACCAGACGGCAACCGTTACGACCGCGGCCGGCGGCGGCAAGCCGCCGCACAAGATCCGCAACACCTACAACTTCATCGGCCCGATCGTCGAGGACAAGGTCTCGGCCTCGACGCAGCGCATCCCGAACTTCACCGTCGACCCGAGCACCAACGATCCCGAGGACGCCGGCGCGGCGACGCTCTCGGAGAAGATCGCGATCTACGGCTACGACCAGTGGCGCATGCGCGCGACGGCCGTCGACGCCGTCAAGACGGCGATCGCGCACGGCGGCGCCAGCTACACGCTCGCCTATTGGGAGCCCAACGTCGGCCCCTACGTGCCCGTCGACGACGAGTGGGTGGGGCAGGGCGATGTGCGCCTGCTCGTGCTCAACGGCAACGAGGTCTATTGGGAGGCGGGCACGAAGTTCGAGACCTCGCCGTGGTGGGTGGTCGAGCGCGCACGCAACATCGACGAGGTCTACCGCGTGCCGGGCTACATCGGCGGCAAGCTGACGGCCAACGCGAGCGTCTCGGACATCCCCACCGACCGCCAGCCGGGCGACAACCTCGTGATGGTCTCCGAGTTCTTCGAGCGCCCGTGCCCGGACTACCCGAACGGGCGCTGGTTCACGATCGCCGACGGCAAGGTGATCGTCGACGCGCGGCTGATCGACCCGCGCAACGAGAACCTGTGGCAGGACTACCCGCTCGAAGACCCGAACGGGATGGTGCTCGACGAGCCGATCCTTCATCGCCTCGTCTACACCCACGACCCCGATGACGACGACGATCTCGGGCTCGTCTGGCAGCTCGTCGACTTCCAGCGCGCGGCGCAGGACTGCGTCAACAAGATGTTGGAGTACAAGAATCGCGGGCTGAACCTGCAGATGCTCGCGCCGGTGAACTC